GTGAAATTTCTAATGATATACTTCATTGTCAGTACCTAGCAAAAACAAACACTACTTTTTTTAGTAATATTGGTTTCTGGGTTATTAGCCCTAAAGCTGAAACACAATATACTGATATATACAGAAAATGTATGTTGGGCAGAAACCACCAAGTACTAAATTAGAGGAGAGAAATATGATTAAATCTAAACAGAAAAAAATTTTAGCCTATAAATGTGCTAGATGTTTTACAGAAAACGCAGATAAATTAGCTTGGTTTTATGGTAGCGATTCACTTTATGCTGATAGCTTACTTTGTAATCCATGCTTTAAAAAGATGTTTTCTCAATTAACAATAAACCAAAAAAAGGAGTGGGGATTCTATGATAAAAAGAACTAATACAACTATAGAAGAAATAAATTATTCTATTGGCGAATTGTTGCCACAATGGAATATTAGTGAAAAAGACAATGATGAAATATTTGATAAAATCATTGGGCTACAAATTAGAAAGATTAGATTGATGCGTAAGAAATCACAGATGAGATTATCTAAAGCATTAAATGTAACTTTTCAGCAAATACAAAAATATGAAAAAGGTAAAAATGCGTGTAGCCATAAAAACTTAAAAAAAATATGCGAGTACTTAGACATATCTATTGACTATTTTAGCAAACCATTAGATGATCTAAACTTAACATTTAACAAAAAGAGAGGAATCAATGTGTACCCAATCAATCAAGCCTATAAGATGGCAAGATAAAAGAATGAAAGCTATTTCAAGAATAGTGAATAAAAAAAATTATCTTACAGAATATTATATTGAAGAATATTATGGTGTAAGTAATTCTAAACATAAAACTAAACAAGAATATAAAAGGGAGATGTATAATGTTAGATAGAGAAAAAAAAATAAAAGAAATAAATAATAATATAGAAGAATGCTATTATGAAGATATGAATGGTGGAGTTTATTCTTCTTTAAATGGTACTAATATTTTTAGTATAGTTGATTGGGCATTAAAAAATGCACCTGATGATAAAATAAATTTGTGGCATAAAGAAACTTTCTATAGTTTTAGTGAAGCCCAAATTAATTACTACAAAAGAAAAGGAGAGAATAATGTCAATTCATAAGACAGAGCATGGACACACAATAGAATTTAACGAAGAAAAGCACGTTTATATTCATAACAACGAATATGTTGTGGGTATGAGTACATTGCTTGGAAAGTTAGCGAGTCCAATGTTAGAAAATTGGAAAATTAGTAATATGGTCAATGCTATTAAACAAGAAATGGAACGACAAGAAATTCCATTAGATAAAATAGAATCTATTGTTCTTAATGCTAAGACCAATGCAAAAAAACAAGGAGATAATATTCTTAATATAGGCTCAATGGTTCACAAATTTTGTGAGATGTGGCTTAAAGGAGAAAAATTTACTGACCCAAGCGACCCTGTAGTTAAAGGTTGTTTTGATAAGTTTAAAAGGTTTTGGACAAAGCATAAATTAAAAGTCGTGGAATCCGAAAAAATTTTATACTCTGAACGTGGTTATTGTGGAACTTTAGATTTAATTGCTAAAGACCCTCAAAATAATTTATGGCTCATAGATATAAAAACTTCAAAAGGTTTATTCTTAAACATGGTTCATCAGTTACATGGATATAAGTTAGCCTATGAAGAACAAACTGGTAACAAAATAAATAAGATGTATATAGTTCGACTTCCAAAAGATGGTGCAGATTTCGAAGCTAGACATATCTTATATAAAAAGGAACACTTAAAAGCATTTCTTGGATTATTAAGCTGTCATAAATCCGAGTTATTGTTCAATGAGTCAGTACGAAAATATAACCAACTAAAAAAAGGAAAAAACAATGTATCAAAAAACTAAATTCGATTTACCATTTTGTGGATTACAAATGAGATTATATCCAACTGGTAATCAATCTCCTAAGTATGAATTTTCAGGAGATGCTAGTAAAGTTAAATTTACTTGTAGCTTAACTAAAAAGAAATATAGCTTATCTCAAATTAATGATTGGTTTATGACACCAGAAGTTCAAAAATATACTAAAGCTGGTTATGTTTTAAAGTATATGACTAAGACTCAGGAAATGCAGAATCCACCTCAATATGCAAAAGGTAATCTTGAGCAAATATTCTGTTTAGTTATGGTTAAACCATATAAACCTAGAAATGATAATGTTGATGGCTTGAAACCTATTTCTCAAGCCATGCCAACACACGCAACGCAGTTTGCACCAGATCATGCTAAACCAGTTGATTCCATGAGTGATATGGACGACGAAATACCATTTTAATTATGATAGATAAAGATAATCAAATTAAAGCACTTGTAAGCGAGATTCATAATATTAAAAAGGATTTCGCTTTTAAGTTGGAAGAAATCCAAGCCTTATACATGGAGAATAAAAAACAATCTAAGATTATAGAAAATTTGCATAAAGAGAATAAACATCTCAAACAGCAAATTGAAAAGTTAAATCGAGAAGCAGAGGAGATGTTATTATACCCATGATAGTTTTTGGAAAACCAATACATAGAAAGCATAGTAAATGGATTGTTTCATTTTTATCTATTGTTTTATTATTAATTATTTTGTAAGGAGAGATATATGTTGTTAAGCAACAAATCATACGAAGAACTAGAAAAAGCATCTCAAGAATGGGCTGAATGGCATCAGAAAGTAATTATACTTGATGAGGGTCGTAAAGCTACTTTTAGTAAATTGTTTTTAAAATATAAATTAGAAACTAAAACTGTTATTGAGGCAGAACATAAAAGTCGAGTCGATCCTGAATACAGAGAAATCGTTAAGCGATATGCAGATGCTGAAGAAGAATTAATTAAAGCTAGGTATCATTATAACAATCTTGATAAATATGTAAGTTTAAAACAATCAGAGTTAAAAAGAGATTTAGCACTAACAGGAAAGCAACCAGTTTAATGAATTCTACTAACGACAGTTGTAATGACTATTATTTCTCCCTTTATCAGTTAGTAGATAGAGTCGTCAGGGAGACTTGGCGACTCGTTAAAAAGAATTTTAGGTGTTTCAATGTGGTTTATTAAACATTCCCACTTTGCTCTTTGAACCTAAAATAGTTGAGGCTAGTTTTTTCTCTCTCTTACTAGCCTCGACTTAATTTAAAGTTATCTCAAAATATTTAAGGTCAGTATCTTCGTGAATACCAGTATAGGAATATTCGTAATTGATTAGTTCAACATCATCTCTTTTTTTAATTTGAGAAATCATGTCATGTACTTTTGGAAAAGATGGAAAAGTATCTATGAATTTAAAATTAACAAAGCTACCATAAGAATTGTTGCTTGTTTCTAATTGTAATTCTAAATCAGTTATTACAGCATCTACTTTTATTTTGTCCATTAGGACATATTATAGATTTTTATGATTGAATGAAATTATTTTCTTTTAAATATATCTGCACCTTTTAAGCCATAGATCGCAGAACAGATACCAATAAACAATGCTTGATACCATAAAGGTAATTGATCGAAGTATTGAAAAAATAAATCAACTTTATCTTTTACTGATGGGTCATCAGAAAAAACAGAATACACCAATATAATGAAAGGAATAGATACGAGAATAAGGACAATTTCATCTTTAATGCCTTTATCATTACTCGTAATAACTTTCTCTTGATATTCAATTTCGCCTCGTGCCATTTTTTCGTAATGAAGTCTTTGTGCTTGTGATTCTAGCATTTTAGATTCTCTACGATTTTGATAAATCTTTGCACCGACTTTTAAACCAGATGTTAATAAATTCAACCACATTTTAATTCCTTTGCTAATTCGCAGTAGTGAATTATTTTATCATATTTTTCTTTTAGGTTCTCGCCTTTTTTATTTCTAACAGCATATTTCACTATGTTGCCATCTATAAAGTCTAAATTATGCGATATAATGAGTTCTATAGGCTGTACTTTTCCTATGTAGTGCTTCCCACCTATTTGCTTGTCAGTAGCCCTCTCTGTGGCTCTGTGTGGCTTTAAACTAGACGATTTTACCAATCCAATCTCCTTTTTTGTCTAAAACCATAGGAAGTAGTCTAGGTATGCCATCTAGTATGATTCCACAGCCTAATATAAATCTAGTCTTAAAATTCTTAGCATAAGCAAAAGCCATAGACTTCTGATTAATAAGACAACCTACGTTCATTCCAAAAAATAGATTATCAGGATTAGCCCACCAAGATATTACGAACTTTGTATGATAATGACCCTGAACACAACTCATTCCCATAGCTTGGCTTGTTTTAAGTACATCAGCACTTCTACCATGAGTAA